GTAAGGGCCTTACAACTGCGATGAAAACTTTGGCGCGCACTGGGAACATCCACGACGCTGCCCCTGTTTTCGACGAGATCATAAGGCAGCAAAGATGACCGAAATGTACCTTGACACGCGGGCGCTGGTGTGCTATAATGGCACCATGAGCGACGATGTGTGGGTACCATGGCACAAGCGTAGTGCCGAAAACGCCGAAAGGCACCGCAAAAATCAGCGGGAGGCTAGGCAACAGTATGTTGCCAGGAATCCTGAAAAGGTTTATGCGAGCAGAGAAGAATCCCGTAAGAAATACTGGGATAAGCACATCACTTATCTCAGGAATTGGCAGAAGGAGTGGTACGAGGCGAATAAAGCTGACCCTGAATTTAGGGCACAGCGGATAGCTAGAGTAAGGGCACGAGAGGAAGGGTTAAATGTTCCTATTACTCGGATGTTTTTACGACAGACAGAAGATGTCTACCGGGAAGCCAGGAGGCTGTCAACAGAGACTGGAATCCCACACGCAGTGGATCACTATTGGCCTGTGAACGGCGAAAACAGTTGTGGACTCCACGTTCCATGGAATCTTCGTGTCATCACCGGCACCGAAAATGGTGCTAAGAGAAACAAGGAGCCGGAAGATCACTGGTCTTCCATTCTCAAGGAACTAGAGGAGTAGTAGCAATGCCTAAAGTGGCAGGAGCTTTCACTACGTATTCAGCGACAGCGAATCGAGAGGACCTTTCTAACGCCATTTATAATATAGATCCTTTTGATACGCCAATAGTGAGCTTGGCGCGTCGTCGTAACGTCAAGAACAGAACTTTCGATTGGCAGACCGAATTCAATAAAGCTGTCGATCCTAACAATGCTCAGCTCGAAGGTTTTGAGCTGACCCGTTCCGCCGGTCAACCGACGGTGCGGCTTACCAATGTGTGCCAGATTTCCAGCCGCGATGCGACTGTTTCTGGCTCGCAGGAAGCGTCAGACGCCGCTGGTAAGGGTTCCGAAATGGGCCACCAGATGGCAATGGCGTCCAAGGTGCTCAAGTCGGACATCGAAACCATAGCTTCGAGCCGTCAGGCTCGTGTCGATGGCGACGACACCACAACCGCTCGCAAGACGGAAGCAGTCTGTCACTGGATTGCGCGTGCGGTTGACAAGCAGGCTGTGGCAGGTGATGCGGTTATTGGAGTAGTCACTGGCCTTCCCACAACTGCTACGGGCGCTTTCGCTGCCGTCGCTGGCGCTTCCCAAGTTGCTCTCACCGAGGTAATGCTTGGTGATGCGATGGAACGTGCCTATGGCAACGGTGCCCGTCCAGATACTTGGGTTGTTACCCCGGCGATGAAGCGTACTGTCTCGACCTTCGAAGGCCGTGGCATTTCGCAGGTACTCGTCGGTAAGACGGAAGTCACGTCAACGGTCGACGTGATTGCTACGGACTTCGGGCGCGTCAAGGTTATGCCTTCGATGTGGATTCCGTCGGACGTAGCGCTTCTACTCGATCCCGATTTCCTTGCTATCGGGTATTTCCGGAACTTCCGGACGTATCAGATCGCTAAGATCGGTGACGCCGAAACCCGCATGATTCTGGCAGAGTGGGGAATCGAGATGAGGAATCCCCTCGCTCATATCCTCATGAACGGCGTCAAGCAGGGCGCGGTCATTACCTAAGCTCACAACAGCAAACTGGGGCGGCGCAAATGCCGCTCCCTTTTTGGAGGAAGCAATGACCGTTAAGACCGATATTATGCAGATTAGCGAAGAGAATTGGATCAACATCGCGACTGGCGAATCTCACGTCGCGCTGTGTGTTCAGTACCCGTCTAAGATGCGCGTTATTCTCAGCAGCGACGGAACAGTTCCTACACCCGGCAACCCAGAATTCATGTCGATTTCCAGCGGGACCGATGACTTCACTGGTTTTCGATTATCTACTTCGTTCGACAATCTCGAAGCGGGCGACGATATCTTCGTTCGCAACGAATCTGGATTCGACAAGATCATCGTAATCCACGGGAACGTGGAGATAAGGGGTAGGTAATGCCCATCAAGTCGCAGAAGCAGCGTGGCGCAATGTATGCGGCGGCGGAAGGTAAATCGACGCTCGGCATTCCTAAAAAGGTTGCTAAGGAGTTTGTGAAGTCAGATAAGCCCGGCAAGCTGCCTAAGCGGGTTAAGAAACGCAAATGAATGGAATGGTTGGCAACATGGTTGAAGAGCTTAACCTTCACCAATGTGGCGATCATCGCTCTGATTGCGATGGTGGCGATTCCCGTGTACGCTACTTACAAGCTAATGACCGATCCGGATATGCTGAATCGGTTTCTGAGTTCCTACGACGAATACACCGAGGTAGAGACTGGTTGCACCGTGCGAACAGTGAGGCTTCGTGGTGGCCCTTGGAGGTGGAGCATTTCGACGGGGTTCGCTTATCAGGGAAGCGATAGGTGGACTGTTGCGGTGATTCTACAAACCGAGCCGACACCGACAGACGTTGAGTCTTATTGTGCGGCACTAGGATTAATAGTTGATAAGATGCTTGGCATTGATCACAGTGACAATACTCGTAGTTCCAGCCCACGCCGAGAAGCCGGACGTCGAGTTCAGCGCTACGCAATGCAAAGTACTCAGGCAAATGAAGGTGGATACCCGCGGCATTTGTATAAAGAAATACCCGGCGCGACCGCCACGTCAGCAACAGAGCAGGGGGAATGATCGTGAGCCGGAAGAGCAAGCCAACGACAGCAGCAGCCAAGCTCCAGCTGCAGAGCCTCCAGCTTCGCAGCCGCCAAGTCAGCCGACTTCCCCAAGTCAACCGAGTCCTCCTACCGGTGGCGGAGGCGGCGGACCGCCTGATGGAGGCGGTGGCGAAGGCCCACCCGACGGAGGTGGCGGCGGTAATCCGGGTGAAGGCGGAGAGGGTGGTAATGGCGGTTCGGAGAGCGGCGATCGCGTCCCAGAAAGTGGCAACCCCCATCCGGAGCAACACAGATGATTAATCGTGATGCGTATTTTAACAGTGTTCGTGAAGTGTTCTTTGGCGGCGCGATGACTCAACAGCAAGTCGACGGTCAGTGCGTTATTTTAGGACTTTGGGATTACCAAGCTACCGGAACTCCCATGACTGATTTTCGGTGGCTGGCTTATATTCTAGCTACTGTTTACCATGAGTGTGCTGCAAAAATGTGGCCTATCGAGGAATACGGTAAGGGTTCTGGCAAAGAATACGGCATTCCGGATGCTGATGGGAATACTTTTTACGGTCGCGGTTTCGTTCAGTTAACTTGGAAAGAAAATTATGAGCGTGCCTCCGCTATTCTGGGTCTCATTGACGATCGTTATCTTGGCGATTTTCCTCACCTTGCTCTGGATTCGCTTATAGCGGCACGCGTTATGTTCCGTGGGATGGCCGAGGGGTGGTTTACTGGCAAAAAGTTGGGCGATTACTTCAACGACTTTGAGGATGACCCAATAAACGCACGCCAGATCATTAATGGCAATGACCAAGACACCAAGATAGCCGGTTACTACGCAGATTTCCTGTCGGCGTTGGAAGACTCTTACGATGAGGCTAGAAGGATATGATTGGCGTTCTTGTTAATCTCATTATTTATTTGCTGGTTCTCGGCATATTGTACTGGATTTTGGTGTACATATGCGACAATGTTATTCCCGAACCCCCGGCTAGAATTATCAAAGTAGCTGGAGTAGTCATAATAGCCCTTGTGGCTGTAATGCTACTGTTGAGCCTTATTGGCGTGGGCGGAATAGACATGCCGCGCCTGAATATGCAGTAGAACTTGACACCAGCGCCGGGGCGTGGTATACTGATGGCAGAATATAAGAGAACGTATCGAGACGACGGCGGCGTTCGCAGAACGTCCATCTGGGATAGCGAAAGGCCTAGTGAACTAACCGTCCACACAGAAGTGGACATGACACAGACGATCGAGAATAATAAGATCGTCAGGGAATTGCACCCCCGCAGGGGCACAAATAAGCTTTTAGCGCGCGGGGTTCCAATGACCGTCATGGAGCGTTCTATCCATGAGAATTGGGATGACGACGACTGGAAACGTTGGTTGAACGATCCAGAGAACGCCGCATTCCGAATTTGGAAAGGACGCGTATAAGTGACCGCAATCCACGATTTTTGTGATACTATTCGAAGCTGGCTCGCTATCGGCGAAGATGTATATCCTGATTCGGTGGTCACCACTTGGGTCCGGATGACCGAAAAGATACTGGGCAAAGAACTTCGCTGCAAGGAAATGGTCCAGATTGACACTGGAACCATCATCGACCAGCGGTACTTGTTACCGTCTGATTGGCGTGAGCTGATTTTCGTTCGTATCGTCGGCGGCAAAGTGCTTCGCTACATCCCCAAGGACGATTTCTACAACGCCGATTATTCTTGTGACCAGAAGAGTGGATATACTCTTTCGGGGAATTACATCATTGTTGGCGGCACTCCTGTTGACGTGGTTTATTATCCTGACGGCATTAATTTAGAAATTACGTATTACCAGAGCCTCCCACTGCTCGAAGATACAGTTACGTGGCCGCTCGAAGAATACCCTATGATGTTCACCATGAAAGTGCTGCACGTTGCTTCCACGTATTCTCTGGAAGACGAACGGAGTACGATGTGGAAGAACCAGAGCGATGAGCTTATAAAAGAAATTAACGATGAACACTTGCTCAGCAAGGCTAGTGGTTCGCGACTTACTCGACGCCATCTAGGTCAAATGAGGAGCTTTGGTTAAATGCCCCTAACAGCTAATGGTGAAACCACCGTCCTCAATTCGCTGCTGGCGGCGAGGTTCGTTT